ATCACGTTAAAGCAAAGTTAAAAGGTGTTCCAGACATTTATGCTTTCGAAATTGATCCCGACATTTCAAAATCAAAGATTGTATTACAAGAAGTTTTAGATTTATCTAAAACGAAAAATGATTCAGATCCTGCCAAAGTTGCACAACAAAGGTTTATGGAAAATTTAAACTTTGACGAATCAACTAAAACATATAGTATAAGAGCAGGAACAAGTATTATTAATACAGTACATAGTATATTACGTTCTTGCGAATATATGGTTAACCAAGTTGTTAGTGCAAACTTAAAAAATGTTGATAGTGCAACTGAAGGTTATGAAGAAGTAGAGGCTAAAGCAATTGACTTTTACAGAATTGTTCCTAAAATTACGTTAGGACCATATGATAAGATTAGGAATGCTTATGCAAAATTAATTACATTTGTTATTAAGAAATATCAAATGACTGGTAAAGATTTTGAAAACTTAGGTCAAAAACGTGTTGAATTAATATCAAAATACTATGATTATTTTTATACAGGAAAGAATAGAGATATAATAAGTTTTGATGTTGAATTTAATGCGGCTTACTTTCAGACATATACATACAATATGTTAGAGAAAGCAGGATCATTTCCAACACCTTTAGCACAAACAAAATTAGACGAAGCATTACACGAAGGACAAACTGCGAAGACAGGTAACGATCCGATGGCAAAATGGATGCCGTTTACTAGACAAGTTGTAACACAAACTGCTACTAGTAACGACATTAACGATCCAGCAACAAGCCATAAAACTATTGCAATAGATAATTTTATGCAAAATGTATTTGACCAAGGTGCAGATTTAGTACAAGTTAATATGCGTATTATAGGTGACATGAGTTACATACAAACAAAAGATATGAGACACGTTTTAGTACAAAACACAGACGGTCAATATCTTGCTGATGGAAGTTTGAATACAGATAAAGAATGGCACATTCACGTTAATTTTAGAAACCCAACAGATGTTAATGCTAAAACAGGATTAATGAAAGGCTTTAATGTTAACGACGATGGAGAGACTAGTGTTAACACACCAAGTATTAGTGGCGAATATAAAGTTGTTAAAGTAACAAGTAACTTTAGTAACGGACAATTTACGCAGAACTTAGATATGATTAGAGAAAGAAACCAGAGTTTAAACACATTAAAAGGTTGGGAAGATAAAAAAGTTGACGAAAGAAAAGAAACTGCCGATACTACAGATAGCGATACTAGTACAAAACTTTCAAGTTCAGTAGATTCGAAAGGTAGTAGATTAACATCGGATCAACAAAACGCATTAAGTTCGATGAACGGATTTGAACCTGACGATTATGAATATACACCAGACAATTATACAACGGCTGAACAACGTGGAAACTTTGTTAATAAAGATGTATTAGAAACAAGCGGAGTAGAAGCAGTTGGATCAGGTGATTGGAATCCTAAACCAGGAACAGTTAAAACAACTCCTGCTATTAACAAAGATGGATCTATTACTACAGGTAGAAAAGAAGACTTTATGAATGATTCGTTTGAAGAAGCCGAGATAGAATTTAATGAGGGAGTAACGTAAGATGGCAACCTTTCAGCAATATATCAATAAAATTAATCCAGACTTAGATGTCAATAAAAAAGGTTCTATTGTAGACCCAGGACCTTACGAAGCAATCGTTAAAAATAATAATGACACAAGACGCACAGGACGTATGCAAGTTTACATATCGGCACTTGGTGGAATACCAGACGATACTAGAAGTTGGATCCCTGTAAAATATTTAAGTCCTTTCTTAGGAACAACAGACAAAAGTTTATTAGATAAAAATGAAGATACGGCTATGTTCAGTTATGGCTTTTGGGCAACACTTCCTGATCCAGGAAGTAAAGTACTTGTTATGTTTATACAAGGTAACAGAAACGATGGTGTTATTGTAGGGTCGTTAGTTGATGATGTTGCTAACCATATGACACCTGGCTTTGCTAGTAGTAAAAAATGGATAATGACAGACGAAGTTTCAACTGCGATTGGTTCTACATATCAACCAGATGTAGATTATTTGCCTGTAACAGAATTTAATACTAAAGTTGAAAGAGATTCAAGACAAACTGGAACAATATATCGTCCAGTTAATATAGAACTTGCAAAAATTCTTAAAGCACAAGGTCTATTAGGAGATACAATTAGAGGACATAGTTTTAGTACACCACAAAGAGAAAACAATAGTGCCGTATTTGGAATTAGTACACCAGGTAGAGGAGATAAAGATCCTGCAACTGATAGTGAATTAAAAACAAGAATGAAAAACGGCGAAGCAACTGCTGAAGATTTACAAATTAAAAAACGTTTTCCAGGACATAGTCTTGTTTTAGACGATGGCGATAGTGAAGGTAATAGTAAACTAGTTCGATTGCGTACAAGCACAGGACATCAAATTTTACTTGACGACACAAATAAATTAATGTATATTGCAACAGGCAATGGTAATGCTTGGATAGAATTATCAGAGCATGGTAAAATAGATATACACACAGAAGATAGTATTAGTATTCATAGTACAAATAATATTAATATGTATGCAAAGAATGATATTAATTTAGAAGCAGGAACTAACGTAAATATTAAATCAATGAGTGGTATAAATTTAGATACTAACAATTTAAGTTCGATAGCACAAGGCGATACAAAACTTACGTCCGGTGCAACATCACACATTAACTCAGGTACAAGTCATTTAGAGACTTCGACAGCAATTCATATGAACGGTGGAACCCCAGCAAGTCAGGCGGCACGAATACCAACAACAAATGTACCTACAACAGATAGTACAGGAACTGCTGGTCCTCCAAAAGATATAATTACAAAACGTTTACCACAACACGAACCATGGTCAGCACACGAAGATAAAATTACAGGCAAGGCTGGCTCGTAATGGGAATTGCGATTCACAGACACAGTGATGACAGAAGTTGTGGAGCAACAACAGTTGTATCTAATCAAAGTACAGTTACAGCCGATGGGTTATTAGTTTCTGTAGAACCAGATCAAAACTCACACGGCGGCGGAGCATTAACTTCACAAGCAAATGGAGTTTTTATTGAAGGCAAATTAGTTATTAGAGATGGAGATCCGGGAGCGGCAGATCCTATTCCTGGTCACGTTAGTACACCAGCATCAAGTGGAAGCGGAACTGTATTTGTTGGCTTTCCAACTGCAAGGACATTAAGTCCTACAACTATTGCTTTTGAAATAGAAGATCAACCAACACAAACACCTATTACTGATCAACCAGACAGAGCAGAATCAAACACTCCAGGTGGCGGCGCTATTGCCCCAAGAGTAGATGGTGGTCCATTTGTTAATGCAGGTGTAGTGTTTACTCCAGGCGAACCAAGTCTTTGCACAAGAACAGATATTGGAACGTTATCTGAAAGGTATGAAAGTAATGGAGACCCTGCCGCAATAGGCAGAGATAGAACAGGTGGTTATAGTTATGGAACATATCAAATTGCAACAAAAGTAGGAACTATGAATAGTTTTCTTTCTTATATGAATCAGTATCCAGATATGTATAGTCAATTACAAAGTGCAGGCGGTAACGCAGGTGCAACTAGTGGAACAACGGCATTTAAAAACACTTGGATATCGTTAGCCGCAGATCCCCAATTTAAACAAGCACAACACGACTTCATACAAGTAACACACTATGATAAATTAGTTAAAAAAATTAAAAACGACACTGGCATAGACATATGTGATGGAACGCATTGTAACGGGCTACAAGACGCAGTATGGAGTATATCTGTACAACATGGTCCTGGTAGTAGAATACCTACACTAGGAATATCCAATGCAGGAGGAAGTCCAACAGATGATGATATTATTAATGCAATCTTTGATGAAAGAGATAACGTTAACAAATATTTTGCTAGTTCTACGGCAAAAGTTAAACAAAGTGTGGCAAACAGATTTACATATGAGCGTCAAGGCGCTCTGCAAATGTGTGGGATTTAAAGTAGGTAAATACTAATATGGCAATATATAAAGGTTATTCATCAGTAGGAAGAAATTTTTCCAGTACAGAAACAACTGATACTGCATTAGTTAGAGCTGACTTATTAAATCACTTTAACACTAGACCCGGCGAGAGGGTTATGCATCCAGGTTTCGGCTGTGCAGTTTGGCAATATTTGTTCGACCCATTCACTGATAATGCCAAATATAATATAATTGAGAACTTAAAAGACATTGTGGCAAAAGACCCACGTGTTGTACTCAGGGATATTGATGTTGCTGAATTTGAACATGGTTTATCCGTGGAACTGGATTTAGTTTATGCTGAGGGAAATCAAGCAGAAACAATGAAAGTTGCTTTTGATCAGCGAGATTCATCAGCAACTCAGGTATAATATACCCAGTTTATAATACGAATAAATACTAGTAATAAGGCGTGGATATTAAAAATGAGCACCAGTAAAAGACAAAACAGTCTATTTGTATCTGAAGATTGGACAAAAATCTATCAGACATTCCGTGACGCAGACTTTCAGTCATATGACTATGAAACGTTGCGTTCAACGATGGTTCAGTACCTACGCAACAATTACCCAGAAGATTTTAACGATTACATTGAAAGTTCAGAGTTTGTAGCTCTTATGGACTTAATTGCTTACTTTGGACAGAGTTTAGCATTTAGACAAGATTTAAATGCTAGAGAAAACTTTTTAGAAACTGCTCAAAGAAGAGACAGTGTATTACGTTTGGCAAAACTTTTAAGTTACCAACCTAAAAGAAATCAGCCAGCAAGAGGTATGTTAAAGATTGCAAACATATCAACAACTGAAGATGTTTATGATAGTTCAGGACGTAATCTTGCAGACGCTTTTATTGTTTATAATGACAGTACAAATCCAGATTACTTAGAACATTTTGCAACTATATTAAATGCATCAATGGCAAGTGCTCAGAGCTTTGGTAATCCTGCATTAACAAAAACAATAAGCGATATTAAAACAGAATTATACGAACTTAACGCATTACCTAATACAATTCCAGTTTTACCTTTTACTGCTGACGTGGCAGGAGAAAGTATGAACTTTGAAGTTGTTAACGGAACATTCCAAGGAAAAGAATATATTTACGAAGCAAGTCCTAAACCAGGCAACACTTTTAATATGTTTTATAGACAAGATGGAAAAGGAGCAAGTTCAAGTAACACTGGATTCTTTATGTACTTTAAACAAGGTACTTTAGAAACTGTAGAATTTAATTTAAATAATGCATTGTCAAATCGTATTATCAACGTTGATAAGAACGGAATTAATAATGATGATGTTTGGTTATTTACTTTAGACAATAACGGTAACGTTAGTAATGAATGGACTAAAGTTCCAGCAGTAACTGGCGCAAACGTAATTTATAATAGTTTAACAGAAAATGTTCGTTCACTTTATGCAGTAAACAGTAAAACAAATGATGCAATAGATTTAATATTTGGTGACGGCGTATTTTCAGATATACCTGTGGGTAACTTTAGAAGTTATCACAGAGTGAGTAATGGCAGAACTTATAGAGTTAAGCCAAACGATATTAAAGGTATTAAACTTGATATACCATATGTAAGTAGAACAGGTAATGTAGAAACACTAACTGTTGGATTAAGTTTACAATATACTTTAGATAATGCAAGTGGTAGAGATACTATTGCAGATATTAAATTAAAAGCACCGCAACAATACTACACACAAAACAGAATGGTTAACGGCGAAGATTATAATATTTTCCCTTTAACAAATTTTAATAATATTATTAAAAGTAAATCAGTTAACAGAACAAGTAGTGGTATTAGTAGATTTTTAGACATTAAAGATGTTACAGGAAAGTATTCTAGCACAAACATTTATAGTAACGACGGTGCAATATATAAAAACGAATTCTTAAAAAATAAAACATTTAGTTGGCTTAATGACAACGATATATATGATGCAATTAGAAATACAGTAGAACCAGTTTTAAGAAGTAACGAGATGGAACACTTCTATTATAAAAACTTTGCAAAAGTAAACCTAAGCAGTCTTAATACTACTTGGGAAAGAGTAAGTGTTGGTTCAAATAAAAGTACAGGTTACTTTAAAGATTCATCAGGTGATGTAGCTCAAGTAGGTAGTGTTAGTAGTAATAATTTACAGTATGTAAAAAATAGTGGACTTGTTACATTTACTGCTCCTGTTGGACAACATTTTATGGCAAACGGTACATTAATGTCCGGAACTGCAAGTCATCAAGGAAGTACAGATAAAGCATACTCAGGTATTGTTAGTATTAACAATAATGGAGTGGGAGCCAATGAAGGTAAAGTTACAACATTTACAGGAGCAATTAGTTTAAATGAAAATATTCCATCGAATGCAATACTTTCAAGTGTATTGCCTAGTTTTGTATCAGACTTACCTGGAGCGTTTGAAAGCGACATATTTACAAATATTAAACAATATAAAAACTTTGCGTTAGGATTTGATCACCTAGCAGGAACTTGGTATGTTATATCTAATAGAGATATTTCAGTATCAAATACATTTGATAATGCTTTCGCAAAAGATACAACAAATGCAAATAAAGATGCTAGTTGGTTAGTTAAATTTACAACTGACGGCGCTACATACAATCTTGCATATAGAGGATTAGAATATTTCTTTAGCAGTGTAGAAGAAACACGTTTTTACTTTGACAAGGCTAGTAAAATATTTGATCCAGTAACTGGCTTATCTAAAAAAGATAACATTGAGATACTAGGTATTAACACAATGCCAGATGCAAATACACCGTTAGTACGAAACATACCTTTTAATGTGTATGACATAGTAACTGATACAGACGGATACAAAGACAATACAAAAATTTTAGTTACGTTTGCAGATAATGATGACGATGGAGTTATTGATAATCCAAATGCATTTGACGAAGTTGTAGGAGACGAATCTACAACGTTAGCAAATATTTCTAGAAAGTTTGTATTTGTAAAACGTCAAACTGATTATGACAACTTTAACAAATATGTTACAGTTGCCGCAAATCTAGTTAATCATACATACTCAACAAAAGCAGATATTGAAGGCGTTAAAAATAGTTTAGTTAATGGCACTGTATTATATGCAGTATCAGATAACAAATTTTATATTGTTAACGAAAACAATAATACAAAATCTTTAGTTGAAAGTTTAGATTACAAAGTGTACACAGGAAGAGATGGACTTAAATTCCATTATACGCATAATGCACCTAACAATAGACGTATTGATCCTAGCCCAGGTAACATTATTGATATTTTTGTTTTAACAAAAAATTATAGCGACTCGTATACACAATACATTACAGACGCAACTTCAACAGTATTAGAACCAACTGTACCAACAGTTAATAGTTTAAGATCACAATTTGGTACACTAGAAGGTTTTAAAACTTTAAGTGACGCACTAGTTTTACATAGTGCTAAATTTAAACCGTTGTTTGGTACAAAAGCAGACTCAACCCTACAAGCAAAATTTAAAGTAGTTAAGAATCCAGGCTTTAGTATAAGTGACAGTGAAATTAAGTCAAAACTAGTAGCGGCATTAAACGAATATTTTTCAGTTGATAACTGGGACTTTGGAGAAACATTTTATTTCTCTGAGTTAAGTGCATACTTACATAGTGCATTAACACCATACTTAAACAGTGTAGTTTTAGTTCCGAGTGATAGTTCACAATCTTTTGGTAGTTTATATCAAGTGAGTTGTGAGCATGATGAAATTTTTACTAGTGCGGCGACAGTTAATGACGTAGATATTATAGATGCAATTACAGCCGCAGGCATTAAAGCATCGGGTAACGTTAATACAGGAACGTCGACTACATCTAGCCTTTCACAAAACTTAACTAATACTACAAGCTCTGGAGGCTCTGGCTATTAATGGCAAAACGTAAATCCGCATCCTTCCTACCCAAGTGGTTACAAACAGATAAGAACAAAAAGTTCTTACACTCTACACTTGACCAATTACTTAATTCTAAAAGTTTAGAAAGAGTAGATGGTTATGTGGGTCGTAGATTTGGGCCTAGTTATTCAGTAAACGATCCTTACATATCAACAACAGGACAATTTAGAACTGCTTACCAACTTGAGCCTAGTGTAGTTTATAAAAATACTAAAGGCGAAGTTGAAACAGTTATCACTTATGATGATTTAATTAATGGTATTAAAGAGAACGGTGGTAAAGCAAATAAGCATAGTAGACTATTTGAACAAGAATATTATAATTGGGAAGGCTTTGTTGATTACGACAAGTTAATCAACTTTGGCGAATATTACTGG